AAAAAACCCACCGAAGTGGGTTTCTTGTTTTTTGTTGCTTTGACGCGCAGTATTAGCTGAACGACAAATTAGAAACGGCTATCTCGCCGACATAATCTCCGGCGTTCCCGAAAGAACTCGCGGTGTTGGTGAGCTCGACGTAACCGTAACGTGTCATAAAGCTCACGACCGGTTCGAACGTTGACGGATCCAGCACAACGCCCGAGCTCATCAGCGGGATGTAGGGGCAGTAGAACGCCGCTGCATCTGCTTCTGACGAACCTTTGTAACCAACCAGCACGCTCTGGGTGTCGCTGGCATAGCTGTCGCAGAACACGCGCATGGCGCCGTTCAGGGTGCCCACAAACTTGGTGTTGGTGGGAGCCTCAAACGTGCCTTCGGTGGTGCGAGCAAATGCCGAAGTGGTTGCGCTCTGCAGCACAGTGAGCGAAGCCGAGCTGACCACAGCCCAGTTACCAGCGCCACGACGTGTACGTTGGGCGATCAGGTTTGCCACGCGGTTGATCAGAACGGCCAGGGCGGCGTGTTCGTCACCAACGTAGGTAGCAGTACCCGAAACGGTAGCTTGGTTGTATGTGTACTCTGTAGCAGCCAGAGTGCGCAGGCTCAGCAGGATCTCTTGGTCAATTTCAGCCGTGATTTCCTGGGCCAGTGCGGCCATGATTTCGGCTTCAACATCGATGCCGTGCATGGCTTGCGCATCTTGCGCAGCTTCAAACGTCCAACGAGCCTGCAGTTTGCGGGTCTTGGCTTCAACCGCTTGCTTCAGGATCTGAACGCTGATCTGTTTACCGCCGTTGCCTTCCAGGGTAGCTGTGTTACCACCGGTGTAGGCAGTAGCAGTACCAGTGTTCTGGGGCACGGTTGAGTAAGCAGTTGCAATCGTGAACGGGCTCAAGGCTTCTTGACCTGCGGTCACACTGGTAGCAGCGGCCGAACTGTCAGTCAAGCTCTGTGCATAGCGCACACGCAGAGTGTGGATTTGACCCACGGGACCGGTCATGGGCTGTACACCAACCAGCTCATTGGCGATAACGGTGGGCATCACACGTCGGATCACCGGCAGAATAACGCGATTCAGCGTGGCGATATTGCCCGAAGCGGTTGAACCGCTGCTGGCATTTTCTTTCAAATACTTGCGGGTGTTCTCAAGGATCACCTTCATGCTGTTGCGGCGCGAACCATTGAGACCTTCAAGCAGGGCCTCTCGGGTTTCGTTCCAGCGACCTTCAAGTAGTTCTTGTGACATTTTTATGTCTCTCCTTAGTTATTTCAGCCCTGCCAGACGTCGGAAGTCAACGATCTGATCGTCGGCCACAGGCTCGGTCTTAGCAGTTTGTTTATCACCGGTGTGTTCGGTTTTGGTTTCCACGATCACCTTGGTAGCTTTCGCAGAACGGTCTTCCATCACGGCCGGTAGATATTTTTCGTAAGCGCTCTTGAGACGCGAAGTCTGAACGCTTTCCAGCAGATTACGCATGACTTCGGCCTTTTCCCGGTTTAGGGGAGCCAGCAGTTCCACCATCACGCTGTCACGTTCACGGTTTTCCTGCAGCACACGCAATTCGCGGTTCTTGTTCTCAACAAGCACTCGTGCCCGCTCGCTGAGTTTGATCGCCTCGGCCAATTTCTTGGTCTTGTCGGCAACCAGACCTTTGAGCTCACGCACTTCGGCTTTCTCATTGAGATGAGTGGCGCCAAATTCTGCTGCGTAGGCTTCAAAGATACGACGTCCAAAATTGTTCTCGCGAGCAATCCGGATATCTTCTTGCAATTGAGTCAGTTCGTCCCTGAGATGCTTGGACACCGATTCACCCAGTTTCTTGGCACTTTCTTTGACGAAACGGGTCTTGAGAGCTTCCAGCTTGCCACGTGCTTCACGCACCAGACGGACTTTGGTTTCCACCACGTCGCGCTTGTCACGAGCAAACTCTTGGATCTCATGCGCAAGAGCATGTACCACGAAGTTTTCCAACTTTTGCATACCTTCGCTGTGCATCTTGCGGTCCCGGCGCAGTTCGCCCAGTTCTTCGGCCAATTTGGTCATCATGAAAGAGTTGAACTTGCCAGCACTCTCTTTCATCTTGGTCTGGAACTTGACTCGATCTTCGGCCAGGGCCTGCTTCTCAGCGGCCACAGCTTCAATCTCTGCCTGGAGACCTTCGGTTACCATGCGATCTAGGGCTTCAACCATCACAGTTTTGTCATGCTGGTAGCGTTGTGCGAATTCCTCGCGGAGTTCCGTACGTACCTGTTCACGGGTCTCATTGAGCTTGGTTTCCCAGGCCTCATTGATCTCCTTTCCCATTTCTTCGGTGATCAGATTGCTATCAAGCAGTGGTTTTATTGCGTCAAACATGCTTGGTTTCTCCTTAGATTTTGAGATCCCGCAATGCAGGATCTCTACCTTCCATGCAAACAATTTCTTGTTTTGCATTAACTTTAGCCAACTTGTTAGCTAATTTAGTTGCTTTAATTTTGGCTATTGTTTCTGACGTTGGTTTGTATTTCTTGTTAGCCAACGATAATTTTATGCGTGTCTCGATCGAAGGGGACTTTGCGGACAACCCTTTCTTTGGACTTAGACGACCTTTCATTGCCGCTGACATTTTTTGTTTGGTTTCTTCGGTATGAGGTCGGCGTTTGATCCCAATATGTGCAATAGAAATATTGGCTCTTGCGGAGTCTGATCTTCTTTTGCCTTTTCCTGCAGCTGACATTTTTTTCCGAGAAGACTCGCTGTGTTTACGACCAAACATTGGATTATTTGACCCACAGTTATCTAAAAATTTCAAGCCATCTGCATTGCTTTTATTGTAACTCTGAGGATCACGTCTTGCATCCACTGATTGCAAAAAGGCTCTTTCCAACCATCGAATATAGTCAGGTAAACCAATTGCTAATATCTTTCTTGTCCAGTCAGATGGATTTTCTTTGATCATACTTTTTACCATCTTACTGGAACAAATGTATCCATCGGTAGGATGACAGCCTTTTGCAGAACGCGAACCCACATACCACTTATTGGTCGAAGATTCACACCATTCATACAAAAATGCTCTGGTCATTTTATACGCAATTCCTGAATCAACCGCTTTACTTCTTGTGACAGGTATTTCTGTACCTTGTCACCTTCGCCCGCTTCACGGGCAATTTCAAAGATACGATGACCGTTACGCATGTTCATGAGACCTTCGTATATCGCTGTGGGATATGCGTTAGGAGCAGATGGTTGGGCAACAACGTCTATTGTTACAATCTCAAAGTCACTAACGTGTCCTGTTCTGTCATCCACGTTGCCGCTACCGCGGCTGCTGACACCTAGTTTCACACCTGAAGTGAGCAGGGTCTTGATCAGCTCACCCATGGGTGTGGGCAGAATCTTGAGTTTGCCACAACCAGCATTTCCGTCCATCCACATGCCTTCCACCGTGTGACACACACGATCCAGGTTGATCTTGAGATCATCGGGATGGTCCACTTCACCTAGCACAGAGTGCCCGTTGCGGATCTGCTCGTTGATGGTTTCTACCGCTTTGTGGATTTCTCCACGCGGGTAGATTCGCTCATTGGCGTTGCGCTTTTCGCCTTCGATGCACACGCCTTTGAGGTAGAGATTCTTGCCCTTACCACCCGCATCGTCCTCGGTTATGACTTCGATGCGGGCCTGGTTGAACGTGAGATTTTCTCTGAGGTATCGGGATGACATCCGCTATTAGCCTTTGCGTCCGCCGGGCAAGGGGCTCTTGGTATTGACACCCGATTCCTGGCTGGTCACTGGTTTGGGAGCGGCCTTCTGGTCCTTCATGCCGGCACCGGCCTTGTTCTGGAAGTCCGAGATCATGTCCTTGGCGTCCGGGGCTTTGCGACCCTTTTCTTCCGCGGTATCGGTCTTGACCGGCTTGCTGGCCATACCAGCTGCGCCGCTGTTGGCAGCGACCACGCTTTTCTTGTTCACACCACCTTCTTCCGAAGTGGTAGGTTTGGGAGCGGCCTTGAGGCTGATTGCTTCGGCCATGGGTTCCATTTCCTCGGTGTCGTCCATCTCAATGGCGTCACCACCTTCATCAGCGCCCATGTCATCGCCGTCGCCCATGTCATCGCTGCCCATCAGCTGCTCAAACTCAGCCATGAGTTCGTCCAGCTTGGTTTCAAGATCCATGATGTCATCTTTGGTTGCAGGCTCGCTGCCACCTTCGTCGCTGACGTCGGCATCAACTTCCAGCTCTTCGTCGCCTTCCATGTTGATGTCGCTTTGTTCTTCCATCTCGACTTCGTCGATCAGGTCGTCGGCTGCATCACCACCCATGGCGCCTTCTTCTACTTCTTCTTCGGCGGCTTCGTCCAGCTCTTCTTCTTCGGCAGCTTCGTCCAGTTCTTCTTCAGCGGCCTCGTCCAGCTCTTCTTCCTCTTCCTCTTTTTTGGCTTCGTCTAGCTCTTCTTCGCTTTCCTCAGTCATGAGGTTTTCCCAAATGCCGCGGCTTTTTTCCACTACGATTTCGTGGAACAGCTCTTTGGCTTTGGCTTCGTCATCGTTGATGACATATTCA